GTACTAACGGTGGAGTGATGAACCATGAGACAGGAGATAGTATAGGTAAGCGTAAGAAGCCATTTACAGTTGATTATACTGGTTTTGGTTGGTTACTTATTAAGAATGGTGTTTTTGAACATGAAGAAATGCCATATCCTTGGTTCGCTCCGAAGATGCAAGTCTTTGAAAGTGGCGAGGTTCAGGATATGTGTGGCGAAGATGTCTCATTCTGCTTGGATGCAAAGGAGGCAGGTTTCGAGATCTGGTGCGATCCTCGCATACGTGTAGGGCATGAAAAAACACGGGTAATCTAATGGAACGCTATAACATTACAATAGGAGATAAGTTAACTCACGAGAAACTAAGTCAATCTGAGTACTTTAATGTTATGGAAGATCTTGCTCAAGAATTTTATCACAATGGTACTCCTAACCCTTGTGATGTACACACTACTATTGTTAAAGACTAATGGCGAAAATGAAAGGTGGCGGTCTCTTAGGCGGCTCATATGTGGAAGCAACCCCGAAAAAGACTCGTCAAGGAACGGGCAAACATACCAAATATGCCGCAACATCCCGTAACTCGGCTCGTAAAAGATACAGAGGACAAGGCAGATAGCACCCGAAAGGGTGCTTTTTTTTGTCGTGGCATAAATAACCAGAGGAAAGTATATCAACTTTGAATGCCAATAGAGTACGAAAGGAGGTCACAAGGATTTAAGGACATTAGTTTCTCCTTTTTACCCCATCCAATTACTAAGGATCTACCTGTATTACTGAATGAACGTGCGATTACTCGTGCGGTACGAAACTTAGTAGAAACAATACCTTCTGAACGTTTCTTTAATCCAATGATTGGATCTGAAGTACGTGCATTACTCTTTGAGAACTATACGATGCCTATCGGGATAGCGATAGAGGATCAAATATTGAATACAATTAAGAATCATGAGCCTAGAGTTGATAAAGTAGCAGTTGATATTGATCCTAGACCTGATGATAACGCTTTTGAAGTTACAGTTTTCTTTGATATTGTGGGTTTAGATGCCCCTCGTCAAGCATTTTCGTTCATATTAGAACCAACCAGATAAAATAATGCCAGTCACACAGTTTACTAACTTAGATTTTGATCAAATTAAGGCACAGATAAAGAATTATCTGTCAGCAAACTCTAATTTCAAGGATTTTGACTTTGAAGGATCTAATTTTGCGATTTTAATCGATACTTTAGCGTACAATACCTATATTAATGCCTTTAATGCGAATTTAGTTGCGAATGAATCGTTCCTAGACTCTGCTACATTGCGTGAAAATGTAGTTTCTTTGGCACGAAACATAGGATATGTACCTAGATCTAATACTGCTGCCAAGGCATCTATCACTTTTAGTGTAGAAATTGATGATGCTGCTTCTCAAGTACCTTTTGTTACACTAAAACCTGGTTTAGTGGCGGTTGGACAAGCAAATCAGAGCACATATCGCTTCTCTATACCTGAAGCAATCAGTGCAATCGTTGAAAATGTTACAAATGAGGATGGTAGCGTAAGTAGAGTTGCTACTTTTGGTACTCAAACCAATCCTATTACTACTTATCAAGGAACTTTGGTTGAAAATACGTTTCTTGTGATGACAAATCAAGATCAACGCTTTATTTTAGATAATCCTCAGATAGATAGCTCCACAATCACTGTTTTTGTAAGTAAGAACAATACATCTGGGTTAGGAAGACAATTTAGAAAGATCGATAACATCCTAAATTTAAGCAAAGATTCGGAAATTTTCTTAATTCAAGAGATTCAGGATGAGAAATTTGAGATTTTATTTGGTGATGGGTTCTTTGGTAAAAAATTAGAGAACAATAATCAGATCATAGCACGTTATATTGTAACAGATGGTGCTAAAGGTAACGGTGCTCAGGCATTTGACTTCCAAGGAACCATTATTGATCAAAATGGAGCAACTAAGATACCAAAAAAGAACGTATCTATTACTACCATTAATGGTGCTGTAAACGGTTCTGATCTAGAGAACATCAACTCTATTAAGTATTTGGCTCCTCGTATGTATTCCGCACAGTACAGGGCGGTTACACCAAGGGATTACGAGGCAATTATATCGCAAATATATCCTGCGACAGAATCTGTAGCAGTAGTTGGTGGTGAAGAAATGGATCCACCTCAATTTGGTACTGTTAGGATTAGTATTAAACCTAAAAATGGTACTTATGTATCTGATTTTGATAAACAATTCATTAAAAATGAGCTAAAGAACTACGCTATTGCTGGTATTAACTCAAAGATTGTTGATCTTAAGGTGCTATATGTGGAGATTGATTCAACTGTGTATTATAACACATCACAAGTTTCTACTCCAGATACATTAAAGACTAAAATTACAAATGCTTTAACCACTTATTCCAATACAGTTGATATTAATAAGTTTGGTGGTAGGTTCAAGCACAGTAAAACGGTTCAGTTGATTGATAGAGTTCATAATGGTATTACATCAAACATCACTAAAGTACGTATTAGAAGGGATTTAAAGGCACTTCTAAATCAATTTGCTCAGTATGAACTATGTTTTGGTAATAGATTCTTTATTAATCCTGAAGGATATAACATTAAGAGTACTGGATTTAAGATTATTGGGCATGAAAAGGTTGTTTATCTAACTGATGTTCCTAATAAAGACGTTAAAGGTAACTTGGACGGATCTATGAAAGGTGTTTTGAGTATTGTTTCTCAAGATGAAAACAGTACATTTAAGATTGTTGCTAAATCTGTTGGTACAGTTGATTATAAAAAAGGTGAAATATTAATCAATACGATTAATATAGTATCAACTGTTGCTGCTAATGATGTTGTTGAGATACAAGCATTCCCAGATTCAAATGATGTAATTGGTTTAAAGGATTTATACCTTAGTTTTGATGTTTCTAATAGTAAGATAAATATGGTTAAGGATGTAATTGCTTCTGGTGAAGATGTATCAGGAATCGTATTCTCTAGAGATTATTACACATCAAGTTATTCAAACGGAGAACTAGCGAGAAAATAATATGAGTCTAGATTTCGATAAGAGAGTACAAGTCAATACTATAATTGAGAATCAACTCCCTCAATTTTTGGTATCAGATTTTCCTAATGCAACTGAGTTTTTTAAACAATATTACCTCTCGCAAGAATTTCAAGGTGGTCCAACCGATTTAATTGATAATTTTGATCGCTATCTTAAGGCAGATAATCTAGTTCCTGAAGTTGTTATTGGAACTACATCTCTTACTTCTGATATTGATAGTTCTGATAAGACAATTACAGTTGAATCTACAAAAGGATTTCCTGATGAGTATGGTCTATTAAAGATTAATGATGAAATAATCACTTATACAAGCAAAACAGATACTACTTTCTCTGGTTGTATACGTGGTTTTAGTGGTATTACTGGTTTTAGTGTTGATATATCAGCATCTTTAGATAATACAAACAAGCAAGATTTAGTATTTGAGGAAACAAATTCTACTGAACATACGACTGGTTCTACAGTTACTAATCTTAGCGTACTTTTCTTACAAGAATTCTATCATAAACTCAAGAAAACCTTTTTACCTGGTTTAGAAGATAATGATTTTGTAGAAGGTCTTGATGTTGGTAATTTCATTAAGCATGCAAGATCTTTCTATCAATCAAAAGGTATTGCTGAATCAGTTCATATATTATTCAAAGTATTATATGGTGTAGAATCTGAGGTATTAGATCTAGAAGAGAGGTTAATTAAACCTTCTAGTGCTGAGTATATTCGTAGAGAAGTTGTTATTGCTGAAGCAATTAGTGGTGATCCATCTTTATTGATTGGACAAACTATAACAAAATCAACAGATCTAAGAACATCTGCTTCTGTATCAGAAGTAGAAATATTTGAAAGAAATCTTGGTATTGGAGCAAATATAAGAAAAACTTACTATAAAGTCTCTTTATTTGTAGGATTTAGTGATAGAGATCTAATTGAAGGAACATTTACAATTCCAGGTAAAACAAAAGTTTTAGGTACAACAGCAAAGGATTCTTCAGTAATAACAGTAGATTCAACGATAGGTTTCCCTAGTAGTGGAATATTAATTAGTGGAACAAATGTTATTACATATACATCTAAGACTGTAAATCAATTCTTAGGGTGTAGTGGTGTAGATACTCCCATTAATGATACTGATGATATACGAGCAAATGAAACTGTATTTGGATATGAAAATGGCGATATAACCAGAAGAGTTGACTTAAGAATCACTGGTGTTTTAGCAGATTTTGTTCCTGATGGTAATATTAGTTTAATTGAGGAGCAAGAAAAAATTTATAGTAAGAATGTTGGAGAAAGTATTCCTTCTTATGATAGTCAGAATATTAATGATCAAGATAGAACATATAAGCAAATATTTGCTAATTCATGGAAATATAACACAAGTAGTCGTTATCAAGTAGAATCATGGGTAGGAAACCCTGTTTTATCAAGTAAGATTGATAAATCTAGTCTTGCTAAAGGAGATGTTATTGAAATATTTGAAAGATATGGACTACAAGTCCTTGGAACAGCAACAATATCGGGTATTGATGAGAGTGATAATTCATTGACTGGATTGGATAACTTAAATCTTACTATTGATCCAAATAAAAAATATGATATTCGTAGAGCTATAAAGAAGGCAAAAACAACTGGATATTCTAATGTAATTTCTCTAGGTGATAATGAAAGTACTTATCTTTCCGATTCTCTGAATGTATATGTTGATGGTAATACAGAAGGATACGTAGCATCAAACTCGTTACCAAGTTATGATATAGCAGTAGAACTTTTTAAATCTTCATTTGAAACTGGTAATAATAATACATTAAGTCAACCACAACAAGTAGATCCATTTGATCCATCTATAGCAATTAATTATCATCAGATTAATTTTAGTTCACCTACTAAATTTAATACAGGAGATGCTGTAATATATCAAGCAGTAGATTCAGTTGGGGCAGCAGCAACAACTCTTGTTGGAATATCTACTTTAAACAATGATAATACCACAAGAGTATTTTATGTTGATGTAACATCAGATAAAACTGGTATAAAATTACATGATTCTGTTGGTTCTATTGGTATATCTACTATTATCTTAGATAAACCAGATACTTTTGCTCTTGGTGGTGTTAATCATATATTCACTCTTCAGGATCATTATAATAGAGAATTAACTTATAATCCTATATTAAGAAAGTTCCCATTATCACAAGATCTTCATGTATCTGAATTGGGAGAAGATGCTAATGATAATATAGGTGTATTGATTGATGGGGTTGAAATTAGATCAGCATTAGGTGAAGATGCTGTTGAATATGGTGAAATTTCAAGTATTGATATCTTTAATAGTGGTGAAGGATATGATGTATGTAATCCACCAAAATTAGTAATTGAGGATTCTGTTGTTAGTGGTGCGACTACAGCATTAGCAGAACCAGTAATAAGTGGAACTGTTAAAGAAGTTATCATTGAAACACAAAATTTTGATATTGATAAATGTCGTTCAGTCTCATTAACTGGTGGTAACGGTAAAGGATGTCTTTTAGAACCTGAAGTTGGTCCTAGATTTAGAGAAATTAAATTTGATAGTCAAGATGTACTATTCAATGGTGGTGTTGATCCAGTTGAAGAAGTTATTAGATTTACTGATGACCATAAATTATTTGACGGTGAAAGAATTTTTTATGATAGTAATGGTAATGATCCATTAGGAATAGGTGAATATAAGTCTAATTCTACAGTAGTTACTGATTACTTGGTAGATGGTTCTGCATATTTTGTAAAAACATCAACAGATCCTAAGAATATAAGACTGTTCAATAGTAAAATTGATGCCTTAACTGGTCCAAATGGTATTAATACTATTGGATTCTCAACTACTAGTAATGGAATTCATAAATTTAGAACAGAATCAAAAAATACAATAAAATCTGTTAAGGTTATTACTCCAGGAACTGGTTATTCATATAAGAAACTTATTGTTAAACCTGTTGGCATTTCTACTGCTTATGATTCTATCCATTTTGAGAATCATGGGTTTAGTGAAGGAGATACTGTTAACTATGCCACTATGGAAGGTAATGGAACAGTTCAAGAAATACCTGAATTAGATACTACAAAAACCTATTTGGTTATTAAATTAGATGATCACTCCTTTAGATTATCGGATGGTGCTAGTGATTATAAGAGAGGAAAATATGTTAAATTATCCGATTCTGGATCTGGATATCACGTATTTAAGTATCCAGATATAAAAGTTGATGTTAATGTTTCTTATGCTTCAACTGTTAAAGGAGAATATAGTTTTACTCCTATTGTAACTGGAAATATTACAGATATTCATGTATACGAAAAAGGTTCTCATTATGGATCAGAAACGGTAAATCATGATAAAGGTCCAGATACGTTTATAAAAAATGGTAGAGAAGCTGAACTCAATCCTATTGTATCTGGTGGTAGAATTGTTGAGATCCAAGTTCTTAATAAAGGAAAGGAATATTATTCATTACCTGAAATTAAGATAGATGGTTCTGGAAATGGTGCTAAATTTAAACCTGTTATATCTGATGGTAAATTAACTGATGTTATTGTAATAAATCCAGGAATTGGATATTCTACTGCTAATACTTTTGCTTATGCTGATTCTAGAGGTAAAAATGGATTACTTGAGTCAAGAGTTAAAAAATTATATTTGGATGATTCTTATAGGCATGGAGAGTTTCATTTAGAACCACACGGAGATGATAAAGTTACTTTAAGTGCTCATGGATATGGTGCAACATTACAAGGAGCATTTGATGATCTGAATACTGGTGGTCACTCCGCTATTATTGGATGGGCATATGATGGTAATCCAATATACGGTCCTTATGGTTTTGAAGAGGCAGATAAGTATGGTTCAACCATCAAGAGGATGGTTTCTGGGTATAAAACAGATGGTGCTAAGATTGGTATTGACATTAATGCAGGTATTAGACCTTCATTAGCAAAATTCCCTATTGGTTCATTCGTTAGTGATTGGGTATATACAAATGAAGGAGATCTTGATGATCATAATGGTAGATTCTGTAAAACTCCAGAATTTCCTAGAGGAATATATGCCTATTTTGCTACAGTTGATGTTAGTTTACAACCAATATATCCATATTTTATAGGAAAAACTTATAGATTACCATTTATTCAAGATAATAGTAGATTAGATCAATCATTTGATTTTAACAATTCAACTTTATCAAGAAATACATTCCCATATAAAGTAAATGAGACATTTGCTGATAATGATTTTATTATAGAATCTAATGAGATTGTTAGACAAATGTCTACTATAGAATCTGTCACTAGAGGTTCTGTATCTGATTTTGAAATATTAGATGGTGGAGATGGTTATAAAGTTGGTGATTTTACTGTATTTGATGATACAGGAACTGGAGGAACTGGTGCTAGAGCTATAGTTGATGAA